CAATGCTACCATACAGATTGATTCGATTGCTGGTATCACACCAGGTATGAAGGTAACTGGTAATAGTGCTGTAGCGTCAACGGTGGTTAGCACATCAACAAATCAGGTGATACTGGCTACACCACAAACACTGACTCGGGGCACGGTGTTAAGCTTTGGGGATATTGTGGCGCACAGTGTGAGACCATTCACCACAGTGAACACCAACAGTTTAACAGCTTATCACAACACCTGGAACACACTGGGATCAGCAGTGGCAACTGATGGACAGGGATTACAGCTGAGTTCCACTGACATCGCAGTGTTTCTTATCAATAACCCAGCTCAGTTGCCGGTATAAATAACTGATATGAACATACAAGATCAGAAAACGCCTGTGTCACCGCAGGAACAGATCCAGGAGACTCCCAGCTTGTATGTGGAGTCATATCTAAAAATTTCAGATCCTGAAACGCAGACTATAATTGTAAACATGAGGGCATAGAATGAACATCGCTTTGGATATTAAAGGCTGGATAAAAATCACTGACATTGACACCAACACAGTATTGGTGGACAAACCCAATGCGATTCATTATGAAAACTTTTCGCTGGCATTGGCTCAGAGTATTTGTGCTGGGCCGTTGAATGCCAATGATGTGAATAGCGCCAGTGGGTTCATCCGAAGCATGGCATTTGGCAATGGCGGAACTGATGTCAGCAGCACTGGTGTTATCACATACAATACTCCTAACTACACTGGAGCCAGTGCTGGGTTATATGCTCAGACTTATGAAAAAGTAGTAAATCAGAATTACAGCAACAACACTGACCCAGTCCACAACAAACTCACTGTGAGTCATCAGTTGGGCAAAGCCTATACAGATATACTGGTTAGTTGCCTATTGAACTATGGTGAACCAGCAAATCAGCAAGTATTTGATAACACCACGGATTACAACAGTGCCTATGTGTTTGATGAACTTGGACTCAGATCATCCGGCGGCAAACTGTTGACCCATGTAATTTTTCATCCAGTACAGAAAAGCCTGAATCGTCTGATACAGCTTGATTATACAGTGCGCGTGCAGACATTGACAAATTTGTCCTAGTATGAATACAATTTCAAGGAGATGTAGTAAATGGCTTATACGATAAACAAATCTAACGGGACCCCAATATCTGTAGCAGACAATGTGGTGGATTCTACTTACAGCGTCCAGTTGGTGGGTAAAAACCGTACCAATTACGGCGCCACCATTAATCAAAACTTTTTCCGTCTTATGGAACATTTCTCCAGTGGTAGTGCCCCCAGCAGTCCCCAGTCTGGTCAGGTATGGTTTGATTCTACCTATTTCACATTAAAGGTCTGGGATGGCACATATTGGAAACCACTAAGTGGCATAGCCACAGCAACTCCCAGCAATCCAGTATCTGGTGATCTGTGGTTTGACACTGTGAACCAGCAGCTGAAAGTGTATGCTGGTGCAGTCTGGGTAGCTATTAACTCTGGCATCTCAGGTGGCGGCACCAATGGCGCCATAACTGAAACTGTGATTGACAGCAGCACTGTGTCACATTATGTGTCGTCATTGTATGCCAGTGGTGTCAGAGTGGCGATGTTGAGCAAAGAACCTGTAACAGGTATTACTGGTTTCACTGGGTTTAGTAATCTAGTAGCCGGTATCAATTACAATACCAGCATCAGCACCAGCACTGTGAATGGTAATGTAGTTGGCGCCACTGCTGTGTTTAGTGGCAATATCACTGCTGGCAATATAAATGCGGTAAGTGGTAAACTCAGTGTCACTGGCAATGCCAATGTGGGAAATATTGGCACAGGCATTGGTATCTTCACCGGAGCAATCAGTGTCACTGGCAATGCCAATGTGGGCAACGTTGGCGCAGTCGCTGGAGTATTCACCGGAGCAATCAGTGTCACTGGCAATGCCAATGTGGGCAACGTTGGCGCAGTCGCTGGAGTATTCACCGGAGCAATCAGTGTCACTGGCAATGCCAATGTGGGAAATATTGGTGCAACCAATATTGTGGGTGCATTAACCACAGCAAGTCAAACTAATATTACATCAGTTGGTACATTGGGCTCACTTAGTGTCACTGGTAATGCCAATGTGGGTAACGTTGGCGCAGTCGCTGGAGTATTCACTGGCTCACTGGCACTTAAAGCACCAGTGACGGTGAGTGCCAGTACATATACTATGCTGGCTACTGATTCATCACTGATAATCAACGCTAGTGCGACGTGTACGGTAACATTGCTCGCACCAGCAACATATCCAGGAAGAATACTCAATATTAAGACCACCGCAGCTTACACTGTGGTCAGTGCTGGCAGCAACGTTGTACCCGTGGCTGGCGGTTCCGCTGGTACGGCTATCCTGGCAGGCACTGCTGGTAAGTGGGCTATGCTGCAAAGTGATGGCACGAGCTGGGTGACAATGCTGGCTGGTTAATTTACATAATTTAGATGACAATGGCGACCTTTGTGGGGTCGCCATTGTTATGATCCATTCTGTTTCCAAGAGGATCAATCTCAGTCGTATAAACTGAACTAGGCTGTTGCCAGTTCAGCGACTTCGGACGTGAATCCGAAATCTGCGACATCATACCACTTATTAGAGTTGGCTGATTTTTGTTTGCTCTGATTTACGTGAGTGCTTCACGGCTGACTCCCGTCACCTATTGAGTCCTGTCGAAACCGGTCGCCCCCAAGTACTACATAGTGGAGGCGGGGAGAATCGAACTCCCGTCCACGACACTTTCAGTTGTTATCAACATCAGCGGTACTACGATATTACTTATGCCAGTGATATCACTGGCACCAGAATTCTTTTTGGGCAACAAACGCCTGATAATCCTGCCACACCTGGTCCATGTTGCTCCAGGACATACAATTATACTGTCTGATAAAGCATTTAACTTGTCGTATCAGGGATAATTGGGGCCAGCCAGAATACTCTGACCACCCCAACGTACCCTGGCGATGACGCTGAGCTAACTGATCCCATAGTTCTGAAGTATACAAGGGCTTGGTTGGATCACATCGCAGTACGACATTCTGCTGAATCACAGTGGCGGCCATATACCGTAGATCGGTATGATTGAACAACTCTATGGTGTGATCACAATCGAGACACAGGCTGCCCTGCCTACCTTCTCCGCGCGATGCATTGCAAATATCACACTTATTTTTCGCTCGATTAACTTTGCACCCACTACTGAACTCATCGTCCCACTCCCACTCTACTAGTTGAGGTCTAGCCATTGTGGTCCTTCATGGCAGGACTGACAAAGGTATAGGTTATCTGAGTCTGGATGTCAAACTGGGTATTGCATTCAGTACATTCCACCGGGTGAGTTCCAGAGTCCCACAGTAGATAATAATCTGTGTGCTGCCACACATTAAATTCATGACCACAGTTGGGACAGCGCACACACTGGTCGTTGGTCATTTGCTCACGGCTGCTCAGCGTGCGGCAGTTGTAACACACTGTGGGACTGCCATTGGGGTGCGAAATAAACCCATTACAGCTATTACATGCTTCGCCAGCATCACGTAGAGCCTGGTGATATTTGCCCACATTGACACGTTGGTTTTCATCTACAAAATCAGTAATTGACGTCATTTGATACCTCCATGAGGGATAATATTTCTACAGTACGAGCTGGTGCCTGCACACACAGCCACTTAAAACCATTGGCCTGCTTGGCATCCAGCAGGGCAAACATAGCACCCAGCACTGGCGTAGGCACTTGAGCCTGAGCTGCCAAAGCAAAGTTCTTACGGCTGGTGTTACTAACTGCCACCTGAATAAACCACTGATCAATCTCTTGGCCCAGTGAGTGCATCTGTGCTAAAATCTGATCATACCGTACTCGGAGGTCAGGAAAGTAGGCAAACACTTCTGAATCCTCACCACGCTGCACCAGCTCAACTAGCCCACGAGTGTGCAAACTGTCCTTGAGGTGATGAATTAGTACATAACGCGGACTCTTGATCTTGATGCGACGCCAGTGCTGGTCCACCACCACATAGCCTTCTTGATGTGCAGGGTCCAGCGCATCAGCCGCGGCCAGTACATCAGCAACTGAAGTCAACGCAAACTCACGTACCACATCCCAGCAGTGAGCCCACAGAGCAACTGGATGCTCAGCGCCATCCTGATCACGAACACCAATCAGCGTCAGATTGCCAGTGTTGTCTGATTGCTGAGTCACAATACGGTTATACTGACTGGTGAGCTCAAAGCAATAGGTCCAGCCTGGGAACAGATCGCTGACGTCAGAATACTGATCCTGCCAAGTACGCCAGAACAGCTCAGCAAAGGTAAAGCTGTGCTCACCCACATTTCCGCCAGCATCTGGCGACCCTTTGGTCGCCACTTGCCATGCACCAGCATACCAGTACACAATCATCAAACTGCCGTCCAGCTTCTCCTGCACTTTGGCAGTGGACCAGTCAATGTCAGCAGCACCAGTCTCGCCCTGGTTAAAGAATCGAGTAAACGGTTGTGCTACCACGCGCCAGTTCTGATCCTGATCCAGTATCAGTCCTCGACTCTCTACCACCACAGGGTGAGACTTGTGTTCAGATGCGGCGATCTGGTCGTATGTGAACTGTAGCAGGTTGGGCCACTGTGGGTGAGCCTTGGGCTCCACACCCAGTGTCTTGAGCTGAGCTAATGCATCAGTTTGAGTACGCAACAAAGTCTGGATGTTCAGTACCGGCATACTACTATTATAGCACAGACCAAATAGCAATGTCAACAAAAGATATTCAGCTGGTATACGCAGAAGAACGGGGACAGGGTCCCCGTTCTTGTACCAACTTACAACATTGAAGTTTTAATTGAGGAAAGCAGGCTCGGTGAAGAAGAACCCGTTGACCAGGTCCATCACAAGACCAAAACCAGTCAGCGTGGGCTGAGTTCCGGACACCCGCAAGACGCCAGTGCGATTCTGCGTGAAGGTATAAGCCTGATCCATTACGAAAATGACATGGCCACCAGCTGGTACCACCGCAGTCAGCGGGGTTGTAGTAATGGGCAACAGGTTAACACCATTGGTGTCCAGGAACTCCAGGGTCACTGTCTGTGGGTAGTTCAGCGCATTGCTGATGGCAATACCAGTACTGCGCCTTGTGGCGGTGGTGTTGTCAAATGCCACACTGAACCCACTGGCCGAGCTGGGTTTGACTTCGATCGCACTCTGGAAGTTGGGAGTGGTGCTCACGAATACCACATTGATGCCAGGCACTGATCCCTGCACAGTGTGTACCACGGCAGTACCGGACTGCGGCTGAACTGAGTCCACCAGCACATCCACTACCCCCTTGGCTGGCACAGTTACGGCAGGCACATACTGTGTGCTGAACCCATTGACTAGATAGTTTGTGGCCACGCCAGCATCGTTGAAGAACTGCAAGGAATTGATACTGATAGAACTTGACGTATTCACCAGCCGAATACGTGTCTTCCATACACCACCAGTGGCAATGTGTGGAATGGCACGGTCATTGGCACCAGGCAGCACATAAGTACGGCTATTGGTGACGTTGACGGTCAACAACAAGCTCAGGGTGTTTGCGTTGGCCTGTGCTGGATTGGCATACAACGGAACAAAGCTCACCAGCACGGGATAAGAACCCACAGCCAGGGCACTGAGGCCAGCGGTGTTCAGCGTGAGATGCACTGAGATACTGGTACCAGCAGGCAAATAGCCCACACTGGGTGAAACACTGACCACACTGTCAAAGCCAGTGGTGATCTGGGTATTGTAAAAATACCCAGCAGCATTGGGTGCCGTGAGGGTGACATCTGACACGGACGGTAATGTCACCTGACTGAGATCATAAGTAACAGCGGCAGTGGCGGGACTCAGAGTCTGTGCCTGCGACATTGCTGCCATGAGTGATAGAAATACTACAGATAAAACCTTTTTCATTATTATTCCTCTTTATTTGCTTGATGTATGGCGCCGAAGCACCTGAAAAACTCGGCTTTGTAGACGGTGTAGGGTTTCTGAATCCACTAAATTCGCAGATTCTATTGCCCTGAAAGTCACTGTCCAGCCGGTGCTGATTTGTTGGTTCAGCCAACCGTTAAATTCAGCAGTGTTGCTGAACTCCATTGCATAGCCGCCTATATCTATTTTAGCATAGGATTGGCTTTCGATGGCATACATTTGGTAATTGTGCATCAGTGTTCTTATCCATCGAGTTTCCTGAACACTGTTTTCCAAACATATCAGCTCTGGGGTCAAGAAAATCTCCATTCTCCAGGCCTGCCTGGCCACCGCAGGCAATACTCTACCAGTTGCATCTGATCCAGTTGTGCAGTCACCTGAAATACGTTAACCTTGTGATAATAATCAATGTCTTCCACCATATTGGTGGTGATACCCAGATCAGTTACCCAGTGTCCTATGGGACTGTCCCAGAACTCTGCAATACGAGCTTCCAGCAGCATCATGGGATCTTCAACGTCACCGATATTCCACTGGTCAATAATCATACTGCCATGGCTGCCTTGATAGCTGCATGACACTGGTAGTTTTCCAGTCTAAAGTCTGTGGGTTTGAAGATGTCGATATTGCTGACATCAGGATTGATCCATAATGTGGGGGCAGCATAGGGTGTACGGCTCAGTTGCTCACGCACCGCATCAACATGATTGTGATAGATATGCGCATCACCAATGGTGTGAACAAAGTCGCCCACTTGTAATCCACACATCTGAGCAATCATGTGGGTCAGCAGACTGTAGCTGGCAATATTAAACGGAACGCCCAGGAACATATCTGCAGATCTTTGATACATCTGGCAACTGAGTTTACCGTTGCGCACATAGAACTGACTCAGTACATGGCATGGCGGCAAACACATGTCCTCCAACTCATCAGGATTCCATGCAGTGATGATATGCCTGCGACCCTGGGGATCTTTCTGGATGCCAGCAATCAACTGGGCAATCTGATCCAGTGGCCGATTCACCAGCCCCCAGCGACGCCACTGAACCCCGTAAATGGCTCCAGCATGAGTTGTGCCAGGATATCTGGCTTGCCAGCCTGGTGAGTTGACATTTTCATGCCAGATGGTTTTCTGGTCTGGCACTCCGTGTGTCAGCTCACTGAGCCTGCGCACATCATCAGAACCTTCCAGGAACCACAGCAGCTCACCTACCACAGCTTGCCAGGCTAATTTTTTTGTGGTCACTGCGGGAAACCCAGCAGATAAATCAAATCGCATCTGCATTCCAAACACAGATCTAGTGCCAATGCCAGTGCGATCCTGGGCATCAGTTCCGTGATCCAGTACATGTTGTAATGATTCTAAATATGTTTTCATGAGGTAATATTCACTTTTTCACGATCCGCAGACGCCCCGCTGCTGGGGACGCTGCCAGGATGTTGTCTTTAGATATGATGTTATAGTAAATGGCACTGGCACAGTGTACTGCAACTGCTGGACTCCATCAGGCTCAAACTCTGACTGCCACTCTGACTGTGGGAAATAGGTATCACAGGGCCAGGTATCCTGAAGCTGTGTATGCACCACACGCTGACAATATGGCAGCCACTGACGCAGTATGTCAGCTCCGCCGATCACATACCATGCTGAGGGGAATGTTGTGGAATAGTGGTCTAACACCAGGGTGTGCGGTAGTATAGCAATAATGCCAGCTGGATCACCACTCACCACTGCGGCCACACCTGCCAACGGTAACGCACGGCGTGTGACCACAACATTATATCGGCCGGGCAGCGGTGTGGGCATGTCACTGTCCCAGGTGTTGCGACCCATGATAACGGCGTTACCCTTGGTTATGGCCTGAAAGTTTCGCATATCTGCAGTCAGTCTGGGCCAGGGCATGGAGCCATTTGCCCCCATGCCCCCTGCACTGTCTGTGGCAAATATTGCCGTGATCCAGGGTAATGTATTCAATGTATTCATTGGTATCGTGCTGGCAATTCAGCTAATATACGATTCACTATGGGTTCCACGATGCTGCGGAGTATGGTTAGATCCACTATTAGTTGGATTGACCCAGTAGAGTTATTTGCTTCGGTCAACATCTGGCCAAATAATACTAAACTCTCGGGATCTAATTCATCTAGATCCAGCGTAACAGTGGGGTCATTGGGATACGTGAACTGCACCTGTCTCACCATCACAGTGGGAACTGTGACCATAGTCAGTTGATCCAGCAGCAAATTCCAATCAGTACCCACTGTGGGGTTACCCTGCAACTGGACGACGTCGTCTACGCACAGGAGCGGTAGCGGTTGCATCTTTCTTTGCCTTTCTGGCAACCTGCACCTGATTCACTTGCTCAGAGGCATTGCTGGACATCTGATCAGCTTCGGTCATAAGACGTTGTGACTCAGCCAGCAAGCTGTTGGCTTCAGACTGCATACGCTCAGCCTGAGATCTGAGATTCTGAGCAATTGCTGAGTCGCTCAGCGCATCAGCACTTCGCATGGAAGCTGGGATCTTATCGCTTTTCTGAGGATCTCGCATTCCAGCCTGAGCATCCAGTTCGGCCATTCGGCGCACTGCATCCTGGCCCTGACTCATTTCTTTAAGGATCTTATTGAGCTCATCCAGCCTGACACTGTTGCGTGGATCCGGGGTCATGATTACCTGACTGGACGGCACTTTCTTAATCAGCCCAGTTTTGTGAATGGATTGCAGAATGTTGGTTCCATCTGGCAGCAGATGCCGGTGCAGCACATCAGCCAGCTCACCTGCGTCCTGACCTTGCTTGCTTTCCAGTACTTTCATCACACCGTCGTGATAGATCCTGGGCAAGGTGTCACTGTAGCTGACCAGACACATGTGGTCTTCGTCAGGAACTGTTCTGTAAAGTACGACCACTTTTTTATCGCCATGGCGACCGACGTGTTTCATTGGTATGAGTCCTTTATTCCTGGGTATCTGTGTCAGGGGCTTGGGTTTCTGCAGCCTGACTCTGCTCGCTGGCAGCCAGGAATGCTGCCAGACGATCATAAACTGTACCCACCGTGGTAAGTTCTTCTGCTTTGAATGCGCCGCGCTGGGTGCAGGTTGCGATGATTTCTGCACTCAGTCTGATATCACTGAGATTCAGCGCGAGAGTTTTATTTTCAGTTAGTTGGTCCATATTAGTACTTATCTTGCTACTTCACAGCATGAATTATTTCACTTGCCAAGGGGGTGGCAGCATCAGCACAAAGAAGGTCAGGTCAGCGGGATCTTCAAAACCCAACACCAGCAACTCCACCCTATGCCTCATTTCCACAAATATTCTACTACTGAGTCGGCCCAGTGCCAATCTGATTAGCTCTTGTATGGCTGAATCTGCACCTCCTAATGTGGATGTAGCATGGCTGGTATTTAGATGTACCGTGTGGAAATGCGGCGGCAGGCGATATACTATCCTGGGATGCTGTAATACATGTTTCTTAACATCAGGTAGACTGGAAACTTTCATATAGGAAAGGCCCGGGCCAGGTAACTGGCCCGGGCTTGGTGAGAGATTATCGTTTGTGTTCAGTGTAATGCGTCGTGATTCCATGTGGTGCCGTACAACCAGGGTTACCATGAATTACAAATATGGTATCGCAGTACTGGGCGTCACCCCAGCCGTCATAAGTGTATCCATCAGTTAGAAAAACCAATCGCTTGGGCTCGATGTTATTTTTCTTCATCCACGCCCAGTTGGCGTCAAAGCTGGTCCCACCGCCGCCAGCCAGGCGGTAGTCACGGATGTCAACTAGGTCATCGCTGGTAAACACCTGAGGATTATGCACCGCAGTATCAAAGCACCACACATGAACCTTATATTGATCAAACTGACCCATGATGCCGTTGATCTCGCTGAGGAAGTCACGAGCCTGTGCGTCACCAATACTGCCGCTCATGTCAATGGCCACACAGATATCAACCTGCGTATCCGGCACCATGCCCGGCAGTATGGCATCCAGGTCCCAGCCCCTGCGACTCACGCTGAGCCAACTGTAATCAGCCTGTGCCGTACTGTCCAGGCTCATGCGCAATAGTTCACGCCAGTTCATCTGCGGTTCAGTGAGATCCTTGACCATACGCTGAACACCGCCCGGCAAGTCACCAGCCGAGCACTGTTTGGCAGCGTTGAGCACTGCTTCACGGATATCGTCACGGATCTGACGCCGATCTTGGTCACTGAGCCGTGGTCGCTTGCCCCCGCCTTCGCCGGGCTCGCTGCCTTCCTCGCCGTCTTTGCCGTCTTTGGGCTCACCATCGCCATCCATGTGCTCGTCCAGCAACTGATCCAGCAGGTCCTGCATGTTGATCTTGTCAGCATTCTTGAACAGGTCATCATATACCTGCTCTGAGCTCCAGCCAGAATACTTGCGATCAATCAAGGCAGGCACCGTGGTGATGAGATCGCCCACTTTTTGATCCACCAGATCCTGATTCACCACATAGTCACAGGCAACGTTGTGTAACATGCCATCACGATCGCCACGCCGATCCATGTGCTCATACACCACATGCAGTACTTCGTGCCCAAATAGAAACTCTATCTCACGCGGCTTCAGGGCGTCCACGAATGCGTGGTTGTAGTAGAAGTGGCGTCCGTCTGTGGCTGCCGTGCTACACCATTCATCGGCGGCGGTCAGCGTGAGTCGGGTAGCAATGTTACCAAAGAACGGTTTCTTGATTAGTAAGCCCACACGAGCTGTGATCAGCTTGTCACGGACTCGGGCCTGCAGTTCCTTGCTGATGGGCTGATCGGTAACATTGCACTCAAACTGTTTCTTCTTACGAGACTTCTTTGCTGGGATCGTTGCGCTCATGGAGTCGTTATCCTTGTGTATTTCTGCTACTCAACTATTATAGCAAACGGGGAAATCAGTGTCAACTGATTGATTGCAGTCGTTAAGGGTAATTTGGGGTCGCTGTGGGGTTACTTCATGCCCGGAATCAGCCCAGAAACGCCCGACAACGCATTCTGAGATGGGTTGGGGTACTCTGACCCCGCTGGGGCCTGATCGATGCGTGTCTAAGTGCTGTGTTTTCAGCAAGTTAGTAAATCCTTTGTTTTCAACACGTTACATCCAGCAGCCTGATCAGGTGTGATCTGCCCAGTCAATGTCAACCACATCAGCTGATCTGCGGTGAACTTGGTTTCCCTGAGCCAAGCACCACTGAGGTCAGCACCACTGAGATCAGCACCACTGAGGTCAGCACTGCTGAGGTCAGCACCACTGAGGTCAGCACCACTGAGATCAGCACCACTGAGGTCAGCACCACTGAGGGTAGCAAGTATGAGGGTAGCACCACTAAGGTCAGCATACTTGAGGTTAGCACCCCTGAGGCTAGAATTTCTGAGGTCTGCACCACTGAGGTAAGCACCTGGTTCGATAATATATCCGTTGACGGTCATCTGTGATCTCCTACTCAACAAGCTATTCACTGAATACAGTAGCCGGGTGCGGTTTCCCGCACCCGGCTTGGTGTAGCAGGGACTGACACAACTCAGCCCCAGCAGGAGAACGATCTAACTAACGGTGTTAGACGCCACAACATACTTACCATAACTCTGGCTGAACTTGGGAAAGCTCTTGAGCTTAGTGGGTTGGAACGGCAAGTTGTAGGTCACTAGTGCCACACGAGCACCCATAACCACCAGCTCGGTCTCGAAGTTGTCCATCATGAAGCTAAGAAAATTGTCAGCCATGGCATGAAACTCTTTGTCGCTCACCTTGTTTTGAACGGCTTCCTTAAGCTCATAACACATACTAACCACCAGCGCATACTTGGCGCTGATTTCTTTGGTCTTCAGCGTGGTTACCCTGCCCTGCAGGATATCAGTGGGGTTGGGAAGATCAGCGGCCACCTTGCGGTGGGCCATGAACTTGATCGCAATGCCCTCGCCCACAGTACCAGCACTGAGATCGCTGAGCTCAGCAGGAGTGATGTCTTCGTCATCCAGCAAGTCGCTAAGGAATTTCCAGCTCCGCGGAGTAGCGAAAGCGCGGCTGCTGCTCTGAGTATTGAAGTCAAACAGGTCGCCCTTGCTGAAGTTCAGGTAGCCCACAACATCCTTGTGAATGTTATTCTGTACCGCCCAGTCAAACCATGTCGCGAAGTCCACGCGAACTTCTAAGTGAACGAAGCGGTTGGCCAGGGGCGTGGGCATACGGAAGGTCACACCCTTATCGCTTTCGCGATTACCAGCAGCCACAATCACGACGTTGTCTGGCAGGCGATACTGACCCACACGACGATCTAGTACCAACTGATAGGCCGCAGCCTGAACGGCAGGGGCCGCAGCATTAAGCTCGTCCAGGAACAACACAACCACAGGATACTGAGCAGCCATCTCGGCGCTGGGCAGATCAATGGGCGGCGCCCAGTCCATAACACCCTTGTCCTTGTTGTAGAACGGAATGCCCATGATGTCAGTGGGCTGGCGGATGGCCAAGCGGAAGTCGATCATGATGCCATCCATTTCTGCGGCAATCTGCGCAACCAGCTCGCTCTTGCCCACGCCCGGAGGGCCCCAGAGGAAAATCGGGCGCTTCTTGGCCAAGCAACGTACCACGCGGCTTTTGGCCTCTGCGATGGTCACTGTACGGGTGTCTAAAACTTTGTCATTCTTTGCCATGTTGTGTGTGTTATCTCCTGTTGTGTATTTCTGCTACTCAATTAGTATAGCAAACGGGTGTGAAGTAGTCAACCACCAAATTAGGGCAGTGTCAATTCTTCAGCATCGCTGAAGTCTTCCGGCAGGTCGTTACGCTCAGCCCACAAGTGAGGATAAGCTTCCAGCATACCCGGGGCGAAATACGACTCTTCGGATTCCAAACTACCGTCATCGTCGAGAAAAATTCGGTCCATATCGTAAGTCAACATTGATGTTCTCCTGTGTATTTCTGCTACTCATTAAGTATAGCAAACGGTCTACTCTGCGTCAACCAAATTGCTAAAATTTTTACTTCCTTTGTTTTCAACAACTTAGCTCAAGCCAAGTTCAGCTGGGGTTTACGCTCACGAATAATTTCACGCTCGCGAGCATAAGCAGGTAACCGCCCTCGCAGCACTTCCACCACAGTGTAGTCAAACGCTTCAGCACCGTGTTTTCTCATGGCAGCATACAACGGCCAAGCCTTCTCCTCATTACGGCAACGGCTCTGATGCTTCTGCCAACGGTCCCACACACTTTTCAGTGGAGTACTACGGGTTTTGGCAGTGATTCCTATGTAGGCCAACTTGCCCACTCGCAGCTCATACACCACATAACTGCGGTCGGTGCGTTTTTTGCGTCGTTTGACCTGCGTGGTTTCCGTTGTTTCCGTCACTCAATCAGTATAGCAACTGGGGTGGTCAGTGTCAACCAAATAATTAGTCAATGGAATCAACAACTTAGCAACATCAATGGAATCAACAACTTAGCGAAAACCAGCTCTGTCGCACGCTGACAGCACTGGGTTGGCATACTGATACCCCGACCCAGCAGTGAATGCGTTCCTGAGCGTTTCCTGAGCTGCTATAGGGCTGATAATATGCTGTGGATGTGGGCAAACTGCAGAAGAACATGGCCCAGCTGGCAGCAGATCAGTGTCAACCACAGATTTCAATGAAATCAGTGCTTGACTTTGCTAGGGGAACTGCTGATTGCCAAAGGTCTTCCCCAAACTTTTTTGTTTCTTGGCATTACTTGGCTGGCCAATACCAGCCTCGTCATGTGTGAAGACCCCGTAGATCTTTAAATTAGGCGGAGATCCCATGATGGTATAAAAGATGCTTAAATTATACATCAGATGGGCATGCCGCAGCTTGGGCACATATTCGGTGAAGCTCGAGGAGAACGACGTGTCAGATCCGCCATACCGGGCAGTGGGATCGTCGGATTTCACTTTGAGAAATTTTTGTAATTCTGTGTTGCAAGGATGCTTACTAAGAGTCTCGATTGCCAATTTACACAACTGAACATTTATTGCCATGGCGCAGTTCCAGCACTGATCCGGGCGATCAAATCATCACTGTCCACGGATATCCAATGATTTTCACGCCGGGACCTGGCTATCTCTACTAAGACTTCAGTGTTGATTCCAGTATCGTTAACAGAGTTGATGGCTTCAAACAACTGATCATGGGTTTTGGTAATTTCAGTCAGCTTCATATGTGTATTTAGCGTTTTCACCGTCACTTAACCATGATAGCAGCTGATGAAATCAGTGTCAACCAAAGATTTTACTGAACCCGGGCGCCGATGTCGCTAAAGTCTCTGATACACTCATTGCGGCTTTGTCCCGACAACAGTTTGAAACGGGCGGCATTGCCACCAGCGCGTGCCAGATCCGCGATGTCTTTGGCTTCTTTGAGCCCTAACCCACTGTAGGCTCTGATCAGCTTGATACAATTGATGAATGCACTGCCAGTGCTTATTATGAGGATGCTGCCACCGCCATGGCCAGTCAGCATCTGCATAAACAGGTCCAGCTTGAGATCTGGATGAATGGTGTCGGACAGCGCCTCCCACACCTGATGGGCAGTTTCCGCTGGGCTGATTTCGGCCAGCGTGGTCAAGAATTCCCTGCTGGAGTTCAGCAGATGCTGTTTTTGCTCAGGTGAGAGATTGGGGTAATCGATCATGTTATTTTATGCCTGCTTCGCGGTAACTAGCTAGACTTTCCCTGCGTACTTGGCGGAATGCGCTGGGACGCCACTTTACTGGCACTGCGGTGGCAGCGAAATCCCAGGCCGTGGCCTCAGTGTGATTCACGCCCAGGGTACGAGTGGCCACACAGTGTCCGTATTCATGCAGGATCAATGCCGAAATCACGCTGGCTTGGGCGTTACGATCCTGAGTATAGATCTGGATACGGCCACTAAGATACCATCCGTTGGCACGTTCTTTACGAGCTGGCTGTTGACGGATCCTGAGACTCAGCCCCTGATGTCGCACAAAGGCTGCAATTTCGATGAGTTTCTGCTGCTCGGTTATTTTGGGCATAGCCACCGCCATATACGCTGCATCAGTGGGAGCTTGGGCAGAGCTAGAGTATGCAGATCACAATTCCTCTTACGGTTTAGTATCAGACAATAATGGTGTTCACCATGAAGCTGATACCACTTGGCGCATTTATCAAATTCCATGGGATGGCGATTGTACCTCGACGGCACCCTATACTCACAGGTCATACAGTCCACCCGTACTGGTTGTGACGCCTGATGCTCTGATTGTTGTGGTGACATAATAGCGTTTATATATTAAGTCTAGCAAACTGACAACACACAGTCAAGAAAAATCTGGCCTAGGCATATTCAGCAGAAACCAGTGTGAAACACATGCTGATGAAAATGGGCCCGAAGGCCCATTTTCATCATTCTCGCTAATAATTTAATTTCCAGGCTAACCTTTTTTCCGGATGATCACTTGGTAGTTGATGGCCAGGATGTCGATTTTTCTAATAAACATGTTGATGAAACTATCAATGCTCATCTTGGGTCGATCCAAGTGATGCGGCGCATGATCCCACAGGTAATCGTCCATGATCATGACTCCACCACTGCGTAGTAAGCCAAATGCCATGATGACGTCTGCTAGACTTTCTTCAGCAGTGTGACTACCGTCCACGTAGATGAAATCATACTGCTGTTTCTGCACAATCAGCTCAGCCAACGCATTGAAGCTGAGATCTGGCATCAAATTGATCGTCTGTCCTGGCTTGCACACCTCGGAAGTATTGCTGAGAAACACATTCTCCAGCGTGCGATCTTCGGTGTTAATATCAAAGTTAAACGCACTCAGTGGACTGCGAACAAACGGATCAATACAGGTAATGGTGCCAGTATCAGTCAGCAGGTTGTCCAGCATCCAGCAGGTACTGCGACCTTCAAAGCTGCCAATCTCCAGTATGCTGTTGACCGGTCCTGTGAACTGCATTACTCCTTGAAAATTCGGTATGTTGTGGCTGAACCAGTCTTGGGTAAAGTTGGGCATTTTTCTCCTAGTAAGACATCAGATACTGATGTCAATTGCACAAGTGACGATGAATCACCTGTCTTAAAAATTATCGTGGTCAATGACGCCGCAACGAAACACTGGTAGTCCTAGATCGCTCCAGCATTCCCTGATCACACTGGCACGGTCATCAAACACTGCCAGCACACTGTACTGACCCAGCACATGAGCCTCGTACAATTCCCGCTTCACGATGCTGTCACGACGACGGTCATCGGCCGCTCGCATCCACAGCTCATACCCTTCCAGCTGGACTGATCCGCCACTCTGGAATCCACATTTCTCCTGCAACCAACGATGCGTTTCAACACGAGCTCGTTCGCCGCGTCCACTCATGATCAACACCTTGACACCCTGCCGTTGCATTGCTCGCACGGTTCTCAGCACATGATCACGGGGGATATCATTGTACACCAGATGCTCGTCATAGGGTCCGCGGTCAGTCATCTCAGCCAGTGTGCCATCAATATCCACGATGACGGCCGTGGGCAGCATGACATCTTTATGCCAGCGTGGCATGGGCGTGGTATCACGTAACCGACCAAACTGCTTATACATTTTCTGAATCACAGCCTCACCCACCTGATCAGTACCAGTGCGAACCGCATCACGGGCAATACATTCGGCCACGCTGACGTGACGAAAGTCCATGACTTCCACAGAGTATCCCAGCCCCTCACATAATTCTTTGGTTTTAGCAAACGTGCCAGGGTTCATGTGAGTGTTGTCCACAATCACATCCACACCTGATGCCGCGGCATTAGTGATCTGAACTGCTCGCTGGACGCGAGTCTGGTTCTCGATGGCACCACTCCAGTTACGGTGACCCAGGCCATCATAGATCTCATTGCGAATACTGTCGTTGTTGACTATCACTGTGGTGAGATTGTTCCCCTGATGCTCACGAGCCCAGGTGCTCTTGCCACTGGCAGGCAGGCCGATTGTGATATATGCCGTCATGAGTTTTCTCCGAATTCTTTATGTAGCCGCTGATAGTCAGCCAGCCGATATGCCCTTTGCTTATCCGCAACATCCTGCTCAGCAGCCAGTTCCTCGGCAGTCATTGCTGATGTGTATTCCAAATTGATTCGCAGGCTGGGCACGGGCTGGCATGGCTCAAAATGTTCGTCTATGCTGACAGAGGTTTCAGCAGTGTTCACATGCAAGCCATGTAGACTTTTTTTCACAGCCAGCAGTTCTCGTATGGCAGTGTCTAGGCTGCAATCTGTGATATCCAGTTGCAAGGTGCGATGTTTCAATCTGGGGTTGGCGTCCATAAACAAAGTATAGCAAACCATGTCACGTATGTCAATCACCGCTGTTCATTGCGGAATGTATCCTTCCCTGCGGAGCAGCAGCTTCTGAAGTCAGCAACATACGCAGTTCATGGACGTGACTCAAATCTTTCAGTGCCTCCTGTATTTCAGGGGACGACAGGTCCATCATGAAAAGCACTCGTGATGTGGCGATCATGCCGTCGATCAAAGACACTGCAATACCAATTGCAGAATTACACTGCGTCGATGTTTGTGCGGCATTGGCGCAAATTATTGATTGGAAAAGGTCAGGTGCGTCAGAAGCCAACATTTGATCTATATCAGCAACTTCGCATCTGAGCCGCTCGTTGGGAAACATGGATGTCTTATCGATCATATAATCAGTCTAACATCTGAGCCCTGAGATGTCAACCACCAGGTAATCATTGGTGATTCATAGCCATTTCAGGGCGAACACTATCGACCACTGATCAGAAATGATCCAGTGGTATCCATCATTCCAGTGTTCTTGTGGAGGAATATTATCAGCAATCCATTGCTGGATTTCCAGCAACCGGGCAATGGGTTCACCCTGGTGGGAAAACCAATGTGTGCGAGGGTTACCTATTTGGGGCAGGGTAATTTTATTCAGCGTCATAGCCATCTCAGTGAGAAAATCAATGCCCACTGGTCAGAAATGATCCAGTGAACGCCGTCATTATGGTAATCTCGCAGTGCGACCAACCTATTAGCACGGACCCAGTCCTGTACTGCTAATGTCCGTTCCAGGGAATCCTCGTCGCGATAGCGAAAACAGTGAGTCAGAGAGTTAGTAGCCGCGATATCGATTTGGACCAGTGTCATTACCCCCACCTTAGTATAAACAGTACGGCGTGATCTGGATTCACAAAGGAATACACCCACACAGATCCACGTAAGCTCAGATATCTACGCCAGATCCCAGATTCTGGCGGTTGGGAGTTTGACGTTCTGGGACCCAGTGTTTCTAAGCACCATTCCTGAGCTTTATTTAGATTGTGCTGACCATGCGGTATTTTGACGATGGTCATTTCGACCACCTCAGTATAAACATCATTGCATCATCTGATTTCTCGAAAGTGAATACTGCAAAATCCACCATACTGGTTTTGTTGCTGTGATATTGCTGCCACCGATGGTTCACGGTCAGCAGGGTCATCCAGGCGGAGACTTCTGGCCGCAATAATCTGCGCCAACTCACTGGCCCGCGACGGGTCAGCATAAACACTGACGTGTTACTCAGTGGAACCTTTATGCGAGTGGGCATATACTATCACCAGTCAATTGGTTTAATAGTGAGTTCGCCAGTGACTGTATCCATCAGGGCAACATCCCTGAGATTAGTGTCCAGACACAGGTCAGCGCCATTCCACCGAGGTGCGTGGTCGGATGAATGACCCACAATCTGACGCACTCCGGGCAGCGAACGATACTCTGTGCGCCAGTCCTGCCAGGTGATACCACCAATACCACGGCCGCCACGAGACTGGCCAGCTTGCAGGATAGGATCATAAATTCCTGCGGCATAGTTGTCAGCAGTGCGCTGATTCAGCCGAGTAAAGTATGGTTCACTGAGGTCAGCTCCCCAGCTGACATGGCTGGGGTTGAGGCCAGCGTGGCTGATCACGGTGAGCTGATCAGCGTGCTGTATGGTATGTAACCATTTGGTGCGCTGGGTGATCCAGTTGGTGGGCATCTGCTCGGATATCATCTGATGCTTGGCATTGTTGTAGCCACTGCACATATGTTGTTCAGCACCGTGACCAAAATATTGGATGTCATGATTGCCAGCCAACAGAATATTTCTGGGGTCAGTGCTAAGGTGATTCAGCCACAGCGCCGCACGATACCAGTGATTGGGCGAGAATGCGAACTCAAAACTGTCCCAGTAATCTCCTAGCCAGATATTATGACGGGCATCGGGATACTGTTTAAGAATCTTGTCAGCGATGTCTATTTTTTCATGAATATCGGGTATTATAAGATCGTAACTCATACTAGTATTATAACACAATCACTTATCGTCTACCACCCAAGTGGTCAAGAATCTTGACATGTCGCCATCACACATGGTCATCCACATGTTCTCAGTTTCTCCATATAACCATAATGCGCCGATGTAGTTGCCACCATGGGCATTACCAAACACTTCAACAGCCCAGGGGCATCTGAGTTTTATCAATTGCAGGTAGGCGCGACTGTTTTCCACATGATGCTGTGACCATCTCCGCATCCTGGGCGAAAATCTGGGTGACGAGACGATTTGCTTACAGCCAGCAACTGTCAGTTGCAAGCTGTCATGCAAATTGGGGTTCCACCACCAGAGGTTAGTGGCCAGTTTCATGGGCAATTGACTATCTTCAGCCCACAACTGCTCAGTGAATTCTGTGCGAGTCATGGATAAATCTGGGTGCCAGTATCCATCAACACCACAGTGAAGTCTTGTGATGAGAACTGATCATTGAGTTTGCGAGCCAGGTTGCAAGCATGGCCTGGATTGCTGAAGCTGACCTTGCGGTATTTAGGGCCAGGGTAACTAATCAGAGTGTTGATACTGCGTAGGTTTATGGGCCGGTTCTGGTAGAACACAGCCCATATACCATCGCTGGCTAATACCTGATTACTCTGGTATAATCCCTCACTGTGTTCTGATAGTATTGTAGGTTTGGGACGGCTCATAATAAATACCTTTGTTTCAGTGGTATTTAGCTTGTGGTCTAAATCTGCCCGCCCTGAGCTTGAAGTTGATCCCAGGCAGCTTGCATCAGTTCGAGTGAGGTAAACGGTCCCATATACTGATTGCGCCGGATGGCCAGCAGCTTAGGACACCAAACTCGGGTCCAGCCAGAGGTAATTTGATTTACAATATAGAAACCAGCACATCGTTTGCTACGGCTGTCAGGTTCGGTGGTGTACAGAGGCAACTGAAGCTGAATATCCCATTCAGCATTATAGGCCGCAGTACGAGTTGGGTAATCCAATGCATCATTGGTGGCTGGCGACACTGCGGCGGAATACTTCACAAACTCCACTGGATATTTGCGCTGTAGATCTTCCAGCCGAGCAAATCGTTCGGTCACACTACCCTGCTTCATCACCACGCCGTCAGCATCGATCTCGATATTGCCCACTTTTTCGCCATCTGATTGCACAATCCAGAAACTATCAGTTACATTCTTGGCTATTAACTTTTTATTCATTTTCGCTCCAGGCCAGCACTGAGTATCTGACCCCATATTACTGAATTATCACTGATTTTTTTAAGATCATATTTACCACAGAACTTCAGGAAGTGGGTACCAATCTGTGTGCGGTTTGGCTCAGCCTGCGCGGTGGCAATGGTCTGAGCGATCTGCACACGAATTTCAGCTGGCTGAGCAGTGAGGTCCACCAATATTCGATTACGTTCATAATCATCCAGCACACGGTGCTCAGTGTCATTGTGATCAGTCCAGCGTTGCAACATCATGTTGTTCCATGCCCAACCACGCTCATTACGGTCAGCAAATGCGTCAGTCAATCCTACTTTGTTCTTGGTGCTTTTGGTACGCACACCAGGGTATGCGCTGAATACATTGTCGCTGACATCACCACGCATACACTTTTCAAACAACAACCAGGCTGGATCTGGCGCAGGCTTGGCTTCACCGGTTTTCTTATCCTTTACTGGCTTGCCAATGCCGTTGAACACACCCTGCATGGTGGTCAGTTCATCACTGATTCCATTGTACTGCTGCACATTCACAGCCAGCAACTGAGCATAATCGCCATCACTGCTTACAATCACATGATTGTCATCAGGATGCGTCTGAACCCAGCCAGCAATGAGGTCATCAGCTTCCAGCACTGGATTTTGCAACACAGTGCAATTGGTACGCTGTCTGAGAAATGCTGCTAATGCGTCGTTGGCATCCCAGAACATCTGACTCTCAACCTGCTCAGCCACTGTGGCCACCGCACGAGCTTCGCTGCGATTGCGCTTATATGGTGCATAATAATCTTTGCGCCAGCTGCGACCTTCCAGAGCAACCACCAAATGATTACTATTCCGCTCGCGCCAGCATTTGAATATACTGCTCAGGGTCACGTGCATTGCCATGGCTACCTTTTCCTCGGCAGATTGCGCACGATGTGTCGCATGTCTGGCTCGGTAGAACGTGTTGGCAAGATCTATGATGCAAAAGTTCATACTAGTATTATAGCAAGATTGAAATCCAATGTCAACTGGCGGCGTAACGACCGCCGCCCAGGGGAGTTTTCTTAGTGGGTTTATTGTCGGGATCCGCCATGCTCTGTTCGTAGGTTTCCATCACAACATTGCGGCATACCGTCTGGAACCACTGATCCACGATTTGCTCGTCATTGGTGCCCTGATAACCCAGCTGCATCAGCTGCTTTACAAACACATCATTCCACTCCAGTTCAAAGCTGCCCAGCGTGGGATTAGCAGTATCAATATCCAGTTGCAACACAGTGACATAAGGTTTACCGTCAGCCGTGGCCTGATCTTTGGCGCTGAGCGGCACTGGCAGCACGATCTTCTCGGATCGAGGTTTATGTGGCTTTCTGGCTGGCATTTCACTGCCACCACGTAGTTGTGCAACTCCAGCCTGTGCTGGTGGTTCTCCAGGGTGGGGTTTCAACCAATTGCGAATCTTTTCAAACATTTACCATCCTCCCACAAGCCGTGCGCCACCCAGCTGAATCAACAGCTGACCCTGGCTATCTGCTTGTATTGTTTTAACGCCTTGGTGATAGATGTCACCTTCGTCGTATCCAGTCTTAAATCTGGTTTCCACTAGGATTTCTGCGGTGTCTGGATACTGTGACAACATGGTTTGGAGATCTAACACTGTGGTGATTGTCATTATTTAGCCCAGGCATTTCCCCAGATATCAATATGAAGTCTGGGACTGTATCGATATCCCCGAGCCAGTGCGGTCTCGGCAATATTAAAACGGTTGCCTTCATACACACTGGTCACGCCGCCCACAGGCATCACATAAGCTGGGCCAATAAAGCCAGCGGCGCGATATTCAGCCACAGCTTGGTCAGCTTCGTCAAAGTGTTCAGGACGATCCACCACAAACTTCAGATAAGCCATGCCCAGCTGATCATATTCAGCCACTACTTCAGGCTTCACCGCATCGCTCCACTTTTCGCCACTGGCACTGAGTTTGGGGCTGATGCTGAATGTGAACTCAATACGATCACCACCAAACGGATCAGTGATAAACTTTTTCAGTTCATCCTGAATTGGCTGGGTACCGTTGGTCTCAAATGTGACATTTCTCAGGCCTGAGTCCATCTGTGCTGCCAGCAGTTCAGGATAAGCTCGCTGCCATCCCAGCAAAGGTTCGCCACCTGTGATCACCAGATGTACGTCATTACCAGTGCTCAGTGTCCACTGGTGTCCTGGCAGCAGAGCCCTGAACTTTTGACCCAGCTCAGCAGTGGTATAAAATGGACTGAGATGCTTAAATCTGGGGTCCCAGCTGAGATAACTGTCGCAGCCTGTGCTGACCAAAGGTAGATCGTCAATCACTCGGAACTGTGAGGGGTCAATAGCATGTCGTTCCTGACTGCGTTGACCAGCTGGCATACCAAAACCGTCACAGGTAAAGTTACACCCAAATGTTCTGAGGAAAATACTGGGCACACCTACAAAGCGAGCTTCACCCTGTGTTGAGAAAAAAATTTCCGAGACCTTAATCTTCTGCATAGTACTAGTATATAGGCTATTTTCGCTGATGTCAAATATTTTACATCATCGTAATATGATGGCAATATTTGGTTGCCTAAATATCAGTATGAAAACACGAAAACATTATCGCACCATTGTGGTCAGCGACGTACATCTGGGCACCAAGGGTTGTCAGGCTGAGGCACTGGAAGACTTTCTGGATCATCATGCATCTGACTACTTATATCTCAACGGCGACATTATTGATGCATGGGCCTTGCAGCGCAAATGGCGATGGAAACCTGAATACAATAGTTTGATTCGCCGGATCCTCAAACGCAGTGAGCGTGGTACTGAAGTAATTTATGTGCTGGGCAATCACGATGAATTCCTTAGACCCTGGCTCACACCTGATATGAACTTTGGACGCATCAGAATCTGTAACGAAGCAGTGCATGTCAGTGCTGATGGTTACAGCTATCTGGTGACCCATGGTGACCTGTTTGATGGAGTCAGTCGGTTAGCCCCCTGGCTCAGCTGGATGGGCGCACGAGGTTATGACCTGTTGCTGGTGCTGAATCGCTGGTACAATGCTGTGAGATTTCTGCTGGGGTTTGGCTACTGGAGTTTCAGTGCATGGGTCAAACACAATGTGAAACGAGCTGTGTCTCATGTGTTTAGATTTGAGCACAATCTAGCTGAATATTGTAGTAGTCGTGGATACTTTGGTGTAATCTGTGGCCATATACACACGGCTGAGATCAAGAAAATCAATGATGTTTGCTATCTCAACAGTGGTGACTGGGTGGAAAGTTTAACTGCATTGGTGGAAGACGACCAGGGAACCTGGCAAATTATCTATTGGCATAAATAAACACATGCGCTATTACGAACTAATAACTGAAGAAGTATCTGATGAAGCCCTGAAGGCCATGCGTAGAATGGGTATGCAGCAGGATCACGAAGGTCTGCTGGCCAGAGAAATGTACACCAGAATAACAAACAAACCCTGGACTGCTCCGGGCGCTAATGATAATGTTCGCACCAAACCACAATCAGCTTCACAACAAAGACCAGAGGATGATGACTCTAATCCGTTTGATTTTTCCCAGGAGGATCATGACGCATTCTGGCGTGCTGAACGAGAAAGAAATGCCTGGTGGCACCACCCCGATACACCCAACAAAATCTTACAGAGTGAAAATGCTGAACAGGCATTTGAATATGCTCGTGATGTGCTGGGAAAGCGGTGGCCAGAAGCAGAACCGTTTATCTCCAAGAATGCTGATGTCGCAAGTTGGTATGCCCACAAGATAATCAAAGGGGCCTGGCCACAGGGATCTGTAGCTGAGAAAGTGATGGCTAAGCACGCTGAGGTGGCAGTGGATTATGCCCTATATGGGCTGAAAGCACCATTCCCGGCTGGTGAACCAGCAATTGCTAAGAGCGCTGAACATGCATGTAACTATGCCCGATGGGTGCTAAAAGCACCATGGCCGGCTGGTGAACCAGCAATCGCTAAGAGAGCTGAGTGGGCATTTTTTTATGCCCGGGATGCGGTGAAAGGTCCATGGCCGGCTGGCGAGCCTGTGCTTTCCCAATCTGGTTGGTCATCTTTTTATGCCCGGGAGGTGCTGCATCATCCTGACCCAAATGCCTGGGGTCCAGACTACCGTACTAAGCATAATATTGCGTCACCCAAACCGTGGGAAAGACGCAAGAAATCAGCCAAGAAATCATCCAAGTCCGTGCCGCAGATACAATAATCCAGCTTAAATCAACGAAGCAGCCACCCCAGAATATACAGCATCATGAAACCCGCATTGAGTAAATACAATGCGGGTTCTTTCATGCGCCATCCAGCCCAGCACCAACCCACGCTGCCAATCATACCCACAACTTTGTTGGCAGGTGTGATATCAAAGGCGGTCAGTGCAACTCCCACTATTGTGGCTACACTGCCAAACCATTTGAGCCAGGTCAGCTGACGATCAGGCATGATATTCACTGCGCGATTTGGGAGTTTCCCACCAAGTGATACCAGACACCGTCACACCCAGTTCCTTCATTTTTTCATTGACAATGCCGCACAGCCAGCTGCTGAGATTTTCGCTTGTGGGCACAAAGTTCACAATAAAGAATCCCCCCAGCATTTCCTGTTCGGGCACGCTTAATTTTAGGTAACTGTCTGCCCTGACAATATATCCTGCCACCATGTCGCGACCAGGCACTGTGACCGCTTCCAGCCGCACATCGCCCAGCAAACGGGAAAATAGTGGATCGTTGCGGTCAAGGATAAACTGATGATCCACAAAGGTGTTGAGAAAATTCTTGAGCCATTCCAGGTGACGGAAGTCAGTTACCATACCGTTGGTCAGTGCTGGCGCAGAGAGACTCACGGATACCGTTGCCTCGTGGCCATGAAGATGTCGGCAGGCGCACCTGAGGTTGTCAGAATATTCTCCGTTGAGAGTTTGTGACCAAACCCTGTGTCCGTAGCAAAACTGGAAATCCTTAGAAATTATGTGTGGCATATGTTGATAGTTAGTTTGTTTTTTTGTAAGGACGAATTAATGCTTGTGGACTACATTGATAATGCTGAGCCAACACTGTGGCCATGCGCTGAGCGCCAATGGGATTTAAGCTGTGAACCACTGGTGCTACCGTGGGCCAGATGTTCTCTGCCTCCATCCAGCATACCAGATCATATCCAGTTTTTTCGGTATAGCCGCTGACATGGTCAGACTGATAATGTTCAAAGCTGAGATCATGATCCAGACTGGCCTGTTGCACAGTGTATTTGCTGAGCACAGCCACTGCCTGATCATAGTTCAGCGCCACCAACCAGTTGCCCCAATATGGGCAGGGCCTGACATCATCTAGCCATAAATTTGTTACTGGTTTAGCGGTCATGTTGTTATTATAGCAACATCGGTATCTGATAGTCAAATGCATAAATAACCACATGCGCTATTACGAACTGATAACTGAAGACTTCAAGTCAGTCACTAAGAAATTCATTGATGCTGGAGCTGACTCAGCCGAGGTCAAAAAGTATATTGACCAGTTTAAGGCATTGGGTACTAAATTAAACAATATTACAGACCCAGCTGATAAAAACATT